CTGATCGCCCGCGGCGCCGTGGACGGTAAAGCGGAGACTGTGCTCGACGTTTGTTGTGGTGGTGGCAACAGATTGCTGGGCCCGGCCGCCGCTTGCGGAAATCACGCCTCGGCCGTTTGCGGCATCATGCGTAAACGTGCCGGCGGCCGCCGTCCAGCCAGAGACGTCACTTGTAAATGTGCCGTTGGTAATCGTCGCGCCGACGTCAGCGGCGCTGATGACAGCTTGGTTTTTCAAAAACCGGATGGATCCGTTAGAGAGCTCCAGGCAATAGGCCTGCACGTTTGAAAATACAAAAGGCAGCAACCAGGAGCGAACATTGTGGTCTTTAACCTCGGCGACAAACCGCGTGCCGGGGCGGTACGTGAAACCGCCCTGGGGTAACGGCAAGATGTTCTCGAAGGTGGCGCCGGCGTTCGGGTACTTTTGGAACTGAACCCGAGCGGCCATCTTCTCGCCGAATTCGCCGGCGTTAAAATTCTCTTGATTGGGTTGTGTCTGGACGCTCATGAGGCTGGCGGATCTCCGGGCTCGTAGGTGGCACGGCCACCAAACCGGGCCATGATGAAATCTGACTCGGGTAGTTGATCCGCCATGTTTTGAATGGCGTCAGTTGATTTGGCGAATGGGAGATCCTGGTCGTGGAACTGACTGAACAGCTCTTTTGAAAGCGTGACCGATTGCGAGAGGGCCGTTGCGAGTTGGGCGGCAATGAGCTTGGCGAGCGCTCGGCGGAAGGTCGGTGGCATTTGGTTTGGGTCTTCGACCCGCGCCACATAGCGTAGATAAACATCGTCGGCGTCGGTAACGATTTGGAAGCCCTCTATCCGATAGGGGATATTATCCTCACCATGGTCATGCTCATGGACAGAGATCGCCCGGATAAAATTGGCCGGGAGCTGGTAGGCATGATCCCAGGCGAATGCCGGTGCGTCCTCGGCCGCGAGTTGGGCCAGTTTGATTCTTCGGGTTGCGAAATTCCAGTGATGCATATCCAAGCACAGATCTCGCATCTCGTCGTATATTAATTCCGCCGCGTTTGCCTCTTTCGTCCCGGACGTCAGGCTCGTGATCTGCTTTGAGTGCTTGATCAATTGGAGTGCGGTGTTGACGATCGAGACTTCGCTGGCCATGGGTTAAGCCGCCTTCTTTATAGGTGCCGGTTTCGCCTTCTTCGGCGCGTTATAGTGGCGCCAGTTTTCGACTGCCTCGACGATCGTGGTGTCAGCCGACATCGAGATGACCTCGAACCATCGCTTCGACCAGGATCCGTCTTCGTGTTTGATATTGATTCGGATCTCGTCGCCCTTGGCAAAGTAGCGGTTCGCGACATTATGGAAGTAATTATCTTCTATAACGTCCTCGGTCGTGTGGTGCTCCGGTGTATAGGAGAACTGCGAGCCAAACTTCAGTCGCGAAATATATTCGATATCTTCCGGGCGGGATCGCGCGGTCATAGAAACCTCTCTTTCGTGTGAACAAGGAAAAGGGGCGACCCGAGAGCCGCCCCGATCCATCTAGTCGCCGTCCGTTTCCGCGACGGCAGTGCCGTCGGAAACGTCGACCGCCGAGACGCCGTCACAGCTCAATACTGTGACGAAGTTCGTTGTCGGCGTGTTCGTGTCGACCACGATCATCAGATCGCGAACCGACAACATCGGTGCTGCATCGGCGAAGTAATTGGCCGTGTTAACGGTGGCAATTGCATCGGCCGATTTGTACACCCAGAGCTTGAATCCGGCTCCGTGTGCGAGCTGGGTGAGATTGGTTGCTGAATAAGCCATATCGAATCCCTCCTAGCTCGTTGCAATGCCGGTGGTGTCATTGAGGTTGGCCTCAATTACGCCCGTGTCGTCGATCATCACGGCGGCACCCGACATCATGTGGTTGATGAAATACGCGGCACGATCACCGTGCCACGTGATGTCTGCACTGACGTTTTCGCCCGCGCTGACGTTCTTGTCGGCTTTCTGAATCGCGTAGCCAATTGCATTTTTGTGGTACACGAAAACCTTGGCCGTGGAGGTGCCTTGTCCTGGCAAGGACGGAAGCATTCCCCATTTTACACCTAACCATTCCCTAAATTTTCGGTGGCCTGGGATGCCCTCGTTGAAGGCCAAACCATTGGCACCGACATAGTCGGAACTGGCAAAAGATTCGACGGTCATCGCCTGGGCATAAGCACGCGGTGTTAACACACCATAACGCTGCCCGTCGTTTGGAACGCTGTTCGCGTCCAGTGCTTCGACCATCGTGATCAGACTGGCTTGAATAGCGGCTGCCGAGGTTACCGTGAAGGTCACGGTGCCTTGGGAAGTGCTATCGAGCACAGTCGTGATTTGCTCATCGACCTTGCGGCCCAAGCTCATCGCGCCCGATTTGGCATATGCCATACGGACATCGATGTTGACTTTTGCCTCGTCGAGCGAGTCAGACCATTCGCCGGCGTAGAAGTCGGCAAGGGTCACGCTTGGCGCGGTGTGCGTCACATTCATGGGTGTGATTTCACCGTGCCTCGATTTAGTGGTTGCGGTGCCAGTGCCTAGCTTTTGGAAATGGGCAGTGGAACCGACGATGCCTTGCTTCAAGAACACGGTATCTTTCAACATACTTCCCTCACGTTGAAAAACGTGGTGGAGGTCTGTGGTGTACTCTTGAACGAAGGCCGTTGTCACGGATGTTGCCATCGTGATTCACTCCTAAGTTGTTGATTTTAAAGGATCAACATCTCTCGGGGTGGCTCACCTAACATTAGCGGGGTGCCCTACCGGGGCCGCGGACAGTTTTGGGTAGCGCCTTGAGTTGTCGTTAGTTTGGGTCGTGACACTGTCCACCGGGCCGCGTTGCGGGGTGCCGGGTTGGGTGTCTATCCAGAGACAGGTGTCTCGGAATTCTGTAATCGATCGATAGCTGCAATCAGATCGCCAATTGTCGTGAAATCTGCATCCCAGTCGGTCGGTATCTTTACGTCGAACTCGGTCTCGATTTCGAAGATGAGCTCGACGAAATCCAAGCTCTCGATCGCGAGATCGTCAATTGTCGTCGCGTTCGTTATCCAGTCCGCCGGCATCGCGCTCTTATTCGCGACCAGCTCTATGATTTTATGCATCAGTGTGTGGTCAGGTCAGCGCCGCTCGCGTGGTACATCCATACCGGCGTCGCCGAGCCCACCCAGGCTCCTTCAATATTGAAACTAAAGAACTCAATCGCTTCGTCGTTCGTCATGCCATCGCGATCCATCAGGATCTCGATCACACGGTCGACGGCATAGATCACGACGGGCGGTTGCCCGCACCTAAACCCGACACCAACAATCGCGGCATCGAGCCCGGCAGCCGTCGTGAACTCGCCCTCGTCTTCGAACATCAAATGCTGCGGCCGGCTCCGACAATCGTATTGGTGCCGTGCAGTTTCTCCCCAATGGTCGACCGTTGAGCTTGCAGGTTAGCCGCCTGTTGCCTGTCGCCATTCTGGTATGCTGTATGGATATCGCGCGACAGTTGATCGTATTGCGTCTGCATATCGCCTGCGCTGTCCGTGCCGGCGATGCCGAAACGGAGCTGTCCCTCGTTCGTGAGGCGCCCGACCTCGGCCATGCGTCGTACAAAATCCGGATGGCTGCCGAGCAGGCTGCCGTCTCGGAGCTCGATGTTCACAAGCTCGGGCGATGCGGTTAAATAGTCCTTCGCGAATGCGATATTTTCGTCGTATCCGGAGCCCCATTCTTTCCGCAGGTTAGCCTCGGCTTGCGACATATATTCGTTGTCGAGGCGCACACGCTCGGCTTGGCCGGCGGCTTCGATCTCGAAATACTTTGCCACCATCTTATCGACGACGGCCTGGCTGGCGCCGGCGGCGTGCATGTCGCCGACGATCTCTTTTAACGGCGCTTGATAAACGTCCGTCTCGAATATTTCCTTGTCCATACCGGCGGGGGGCTCGATGACATAGTCGTCGGCCGTCTCGGGCACGCCCATCTGTTTATTGAACTTGGCGCGGTCTTCGTCCGACGCATCCTCGCCGGGCATCTTTACACGCTGGGATAGCTCGCGGTTTGCCTCGTACAATGCCGAGGCCATCGCGGCCGGTGTCGTATAGCGGCCCGCGAGGTTGCGAACCTTGTCGTCCTCAATCCCTTCCGTCCAGGGCGAGCCCGACGCAACGTCGGTACTGGCTTCGATTGCAGGAGGGGCATCGGCGGTGGCCTCCGGGGTAGCCGTCTGGTCGACAGCGCCTTCGGTCATTTCTTCGGACATCATAACTCCTCAATGTTGTTTAAATTAGCGTATAGAGCCGCCTTCAGTCGGGCAGCGATCTCTCGTTTACCAGCCCATCGCTGGAGTTCGTTTGGGTCGAGTGGCGGTACACGGCCGTCGTCGTCCGCGACGTCGTATTCACCGCACCAGCTCATCAACATGAACAGAACGCGGCGGCCGAGATCCCTGTCCTCGAGGAACAAGGTTCGAAAGTCCCTGGCAACATCAGCCGGTCCGTGGCGTTGTAGATCTACCGACGTGACAAGTTGATGATGGAAATCCTCGAGATCGGGCTCGAGCTTGAATTCATTAGGCACCTAATGCTGCCTGTAGTTGCGCCATTTGGTCCTCGGGTGCCGGTTCGTCCTCTGGTGCGCCCGGTGCTCCGCCAGGAGGTTGACCGCCACCCGTGGCGGCAGAGAACTGACTGATTGCCGGCGCCATTTCCTTCATCATTGTCATCTTCTTTTCTTGAGCCATTTGCTGCGCTTTCATTTGCGCCTCTTGCTGGACAGTCTCGTCGTCCTTGATGAGCTCGTGGGGGAAGTCGTTGGACTTGGCAATGAATTTGCCGAGCGCATCGAAATCGAAGCGGTCCATAATTTCGGGGCGGATCTGACCAATTTGAATGATCTTATCCATCGCCATGTTAATGGCCGACTCTTCGATCTGCCGCTTGGCTTTCTCGACAGGCGACGCGAAGCGGAACGTAATAGCGGTGCCGCGGAGCGCGTCTGGCATTGACTCAGGCGGCCCGAAAGCACCTTTACGAAGCAATATGCGAAAGCTCCGCTCGGTCAGTGGCGCCGTGTAGCTGTTCTCGAGGGATCCCATTATTGACCCGACCTCTCGAACGAAGGTCTCGCGTCGCTCCAAGACCTCGGTCGCCGTCATGGTCGGACCGCCAATCGGGAGACTGAGCACGTTCTTAAAAAACAGTTGCATGATCGCTTCGCGCTCGGCCGTTTGAGCATTGAGACCCCAGGGGATCTGAGCTGCGGAATCCATCTGTTGAAACGGCTTCGATAGACCGAGATTACGGATTGCCTTGGCGTCATAATAACTAACCCCGCCAGGCCGGAGCTGCGGGGCATTTACCATACTGTCGGACGGCAAAAGCCATGGAGGGTCGACGGCGCGGTGCAATGCCCGCAGCATGGTCTTGCCCATCTGTTGGAGTGTGAGCACGCTCGGAAGGGCTAGTGTTCCGACGCCTCGCCCGAAAGGCTCATCGGACCTCGTATCCCAGCGCGGAATAAAGAAAGGCATTTCTTCGTAGCCGCTCTCCTCGACGAGGTGCTCGCTGTCAACATCGACGATCATTGAGCTGTACGGCATGTCCATGTTCGATCGCGACGCCGGATCGAAACGCCACCGTTCGGTGACGCACCAAATGAATTCCGACTTCTCGTCTGCGGCAGCTTTGTTAGTCTGACTTAATTTTTCACGTGTCTTGGCACCAAGCCTCTGCTCGCCAAACATCATAGCGGCCTGGCGCGGGTTGAGTTTGTCGGAGATGAAAACACCGACGACCTCGTTCATCGCATCGACATCGAGATAGCATTTGTTGAGGTGAAACGCTTTGTAAAACAGCCCCCTCATATCGGGGCGTATACCTACATAGCCAATGCCCGTGCCAAAGGTGACCAGATCGTCATCGACTTCGCCCAGCGCCTTAATAAAGTATGCGTCAGGGTTATACATATGTTGCCAAAGCGTCTGCTCGGCGTTGTCGACCCAGCCCTTGACCTCAACGTCGTCCAGCAGCTCCTCACGGCCCTGCGGCACGATATCGAACCACTGCCCGCCGCTCGTGGACTTCGGTCGGAGCATCGAGCTGATCGCGTTCACGAGGCCTCGTTTAGCGATGATCGGCATGGAGTCAAAGATCTTATGATCGCTTCGATTCCTGGTCGGTGAGCCGGAGACAAAACCACAGCGCTCGGGAGCAAGCACCTCGGCGATCTCTTCCCAGAGCGGGTTGAGGTTTGACCGCTCTGCCTTGCGACGGTGGAACTTGTCGATCGTCTGTTTGACTTTTTGGTCGGTCATCAGAGCGTTATCCCTGCGTCAAACAATCAATCACCCAGAAGCGTTCGGCGTTCCGTCGGCGCGGCTTCCGTTGCACCGGTTCCCGACGTGTTAACGGTCGAGCCGAGACCGCGGCGACCTCTCGCCAGACGTGAGGCGTCTTGCTTCTTGGCCTTGACCTCGGCATCCGTTTCCTTATCCGGAATTGCCGGTGCGGGCGGTGGTAGGCTTGGCGCTTTCGGTGCCATCTTGCTCATCTATAAGTCTCCCAAGTTGGTTGCTAAAACGGGCCCGACGTTTTCGAACCCGTGCGATTTGAATAGGCGGATGAAAAGCATTTGCTCCGCGGGACTGAGCCCGGCGGTCGCGGTCGTAAAAATGTGTGAACAGTCGTGGGCCTGGGCCCAGTCAATGATGTCTTCGACAACGACGCGCGAGACGTCGCCGCGGCGATGCTCCTGGACGACCCAGAACTTGCACACGTAGCAGAGCGGCTGCGGATGAAACTCCCAGCTCGCGGCCACGAAGGCGCCGGCAGCCGGCACACCGTCGCGCTCAACCAGAAGGATGTCGCTGGTGTCGTTGTCGACCATCCAGGTCAGGTAGTTGCGTCCAGCATTCTCCGACCATGCAAGGCCCCAGGACGATTCGGCATTCATCTTCTCTGCGCTATCAAGGATAAACTCGATATCGTTTTGGTCAGCGACGCGCGACGTGATCATCCGTATCGAAGACTGTCGTAATCCATTGCGGGTGCCGGCGTACTGCCGACGGTCGGTCGGCCGCGTGACCGGGCCCGTGGCCCGACGTCAAGGTCGCCGGCATTCCAGCCGTAAACGATGGCATCACCACGATCGGGCGATCGTCCCAGCCTTTTGATAATGTCTTGCTTGCCTTCCACGAATATCTTCGGTGGCTGTCCTGGTCGCACGCTGTAGGTCGGCGCCGTCAGGTCAGCTTGTAGCTTTGGATCCAGCGGTAGCGCCACGTCGAGCCCGTAGTCCGGATCGAGCGCCTCTCGCAGTCTCCACCACATTTCCGATCGGTGGTTATAAAATGCAAAGTTGCCGTCACGCGTGTGCCCTGTCGCCTTCTCGGCACCGTTCATGGCTTCAAACGGGAGGCCTGCATTCTTCAATGCGGTCTCGGCATCAGCGCCGATCCCAATACTGTCAACGGCCACGATTGCGTTTTCTCGAAGCATTCCCGCTGCGAGCGCCGCAACGCTGGGGCCGTCCGGTGTTTCCGAACCTGGGACGACGACGAGATCATCGAACCAGGCGCCGTATCGCATCGCAAAAACAGTGTCATCTCGTCCGCCGCGAGCAACATCCAAGCCAATAGAAGCAAGAGGCTTGTCGCCTTTACCAGCACGCCAGCGTTCATTTGCTTCGAGCACCCAGGGCGTCGGAATTACCTGCCATTCGTCATCCTCTCGTGCGGCCATGAAATTGCCGTCTCGAATCGCACTCCTCAACGGTTCCGGCATCGCGTCGAGCGTCGCCTGGTATCCCGTATCCACGAGGAACGGGTTGTCGGCGAGCGCCGCCGGGATGAACGTCCTCGATCGCGGCACATAATCTTTATGGTCAAACGTCCGAACGTCGTCGGGGCCGTCGCATGTCACGGCCGTCGGGGTCAATGATGAACCAACGAAGCTCACCATGCTCGGCTGGCCTTGTGTGTGTGATATCCAACCAGGGTCGAAACATTCCGATCACCCAGTCGCCGGCAGCGGAGATCGGCGGGTTGCTCGCCATAACCGTCCGCACTCGTTGCTTGTTATCGCCGCCGAGCGTCTTGTCCGCGGCGCGGTTCCAGCCCATCAGGAAACGAACGACGGCCTCATGGAACTGACACGCTTCATCGAAGGCAATCAAATCATGCGGGTTGCCCTGCCAGGTCTCTGCTCGGTCCAGCGTGCTCGCTGCACCAAAGTCGATGACACGGTTGTCGATCTTCATTTGCGCCGGCGGCGCGCTGTTCAAGCCTTTACGTGTGCCGGCCACGGCCACGACCCTCTCAATCAGCGCCCCCAAGTCAGTGTACTGTGGCCGTAACAAGAGGCTGCGTTCGTGTTCGGTCAGGGCCAAGCCGGCAATGAGATCCGTCTTACCACCACCTCCCTGCCCTCCATAGAGCAGGAGATCCGCCTTGCTATAGAAGGCGCCAGTCTGAGGTCCGGGGTTCGGGATCCAAGGCGTGTCACCGATTACGCTCTTCGCTTCCTCGTAAAGGCGGTCGACCTCTTCAGGAGGCAAGCCGTTCAGTTTCTCAAGATACGCGTCAAGAGTCTGAAGCATTTGCTCCCCTGCTTAACGCGGCCGCGATGATGCGGGCCTTCTCTTCAGGTGTCGCTTCGATGTTGACGACTGCCGCGCGGACATCGTGCTCGACGCGGTCGCGCCAACGCTCGGGCTGTCGATTTTTGAGCCAGAAGATGGCCGCGGTGTCACTTCCATGGAATCGTTTTGTGAGCACGGACGGTCCGTCTCGCGTCATCACCTCTTCTGTATATTCGTAACCCGCGGCCCTTTGTGTTAGTGCCCTCTCGACGACTTCCGTATCGTAACGATCGCGGCCCTTTTTTATGGTCTCGCAAAACTCCGGGTAAGAATTCTTCCAGCGATAAAGCGTCGCCTCATCAACCTTCAACGCGCCGGCAATTTCGCCGTCGGTCATTCCGATCAGCGCAAAATCAAATGCGCGATCGCAATACTCATCCTTGTATTTGGTCGGCCGCCCGCCGGCGCCGCGCTTCTTAACCGCTTGTGGCATTATTTCTTTCGGCTCCGATTTGTCTTTCGACTGACCGCGCGCAAGTTGCTGCGGCTGTTGTTGTTGGGGTTCTTGTCCTTGTGATCGACCTCACGGCCTTGGATCTTGGCGCCGGCCGCTTTCATTTTGCGGCGCGCCTTGTTTCGAGAGCTCCGCGCTTTACGTTGCGCGGGCTTCGCATGATAACTGTCATATTCTTTTCGATAATCTCGCGGCTTACTTTTTGTAGCCACTGACTTTCCGTCCGGTCTTACGTTTCGCGGTCTTCTTCATCGCGGTTTTCTTTGCCTTCTTTTTCGCAATCGCGGCCTGTTTCATTCCGGCTTTTGTATAAGGATATTTTTTACCAGCAACTGTCGGCATGCATCACCTCCTGACGGGTTGCGATCACAAAAAAACCCGCCAAAAGACGGGGAGTTTTGAGAAACAAAGGAAAGGGAGAAAGACATCTCGGCAAGCGTGCCGCGATGTTAAGAATTCATACTATATGCTGTGTCACAACGCAACCCATAATACCATATATTGTAGTTACTGGTTTGCGAGGCGCTTCAGATAACTATCGATCACGCGGACCGCGTCAACACAGATGCGACGGAACTCGAGGCGGTCGGGCAAATCGTTGCTAAAATTAAAATCGTGCAAGGTTAAATGGTGACCAGACTCAAAATTATGAAGAAACGCATCGCTTGCAACGACTTCATCTTCGCTCCACCGGCATACAAAAGTTGGCCACGATCGATGTATGATATAACCATCGTCACCATCGACCCCTGAAGGATCTACACACACGAGCCATTTTTCCGGCGAGCAAGCTAGATCTTCGTGCGTTATTTTTATTGCTGTATTCATTATGCTAGTTTTTCCTCTCCCCATTTATTAGGAAATACTAACACATTTAGGCGTATGAGCTTATGAGCCCGTTACGCACACGTTTTTAACCAGCGTGTTTGGTTAATCAAGTAATTTCAACAACATACGATAATGTGGCCTACTTAACCGCCTCCAAAGTGTCGTCTGGCGCGACACCTGAAGATAAATCTGCCGTTAAGTCTGCGGCATCCTCGTCGAGCATATCGAGAAAAACTTCTGTGGATGTAGGCTCTCGACGAAATTCGCTGTCCAGTCCCATTCGTGTCGCCCCATAAATTCGGTGGAGCGACTGCACGTAATGAAACGTCACCGGATTGAAAATCAGCTCGAGCAGGTTCTCAAATTGTTCCTCGCTCGCCAAATCTGTATATCTGTAGGCTTTTGCGCCGCCGTCATTTTCTACTTCTTCATAGATTCCACTATCGACCGCATCGCGCAGGAATCTATATACTGTGGCGCGATGAATATTGACACCCTCAACAATCCGACAGATCCCGGCGGCGGTGATTAGGCTGCCGCCAGAGTAAATCATTAGCGCGGCACGCGTACACGACAGATATGTATCGCTCTGCCCAGAAAAACGCTGAAGATTAGATGGCTGGGTCAGGTGACTGCGCCGCTTACTGATATTTAAATTGAGTTCAGCTGCACGCCCGTGGAGATTCCATCGGTTCGCTTTGATCAGGGTCAGCAAATCGGGCATCTTCGAAAGATCTAAATCTTCGAAGCCTGGCGTGTCGCTCAGACCGTGTGCGATACTTCCGCGCTTGGCCACGAGTGTTTGTTTATACTTTAATCGGTTAATGATTTCGTCTACTTTTTTCATCTGTTCTCTCCCTGTTTTTCTACTCAATATCCTCAAATTTTTGGCCGGCCCAGCTATGTAGCGCCAGGTCAATGGCCTCGATACCGTCGGCGCAGACACGACGAAAAGTCTCCTCGACCGGCGGCTCGTCAATCCACTCAAAATCGTATATGGCGAGGGCACTCTCCTCTGCCGCGTCCGTGTACACCAGCTCTGACAGAGTAGCGAAGTCGTCATCCTCGATTGTCCATTTTGCAATGAACTCGGGCGGGCGGCGATGGACGATATATCCTTGCTCATCCGCAAAATCGCTCGGGTCAATTCCGACAATCCAATCACCACTATTCATGCCCAGCTCCTTGCGAGTAAATCGAGACCAGCAATCAACCGGCCCCGAGCTTCGTGGACCGTGACCCGTGTCACGCCTGCCTGTTTCTCAACATGAGCCCGCAGGCTCAACCCAGAACCTAACACATCCCACATCACCGGGCCCATAGAGCGCCCGAGAAGTGCCATGGCCTCGACGACCGCTTCACGTGCATCGACCACGCGTGCCGATACCCGATCGCTATCACCTTTCGAGCCGTCAACGCGATCAAGCGACGCTGTCGAAATAGCGTAGCGCTCACGCAAATGGGCTGCCTCGAAAACATTCGCGAACTTCACGGCCGTCAGGTACATATCCTCGGTGATCGTTCCGTCTCGCGCCCACTTCTCCCAGAGGTCGATCCGTCGTCGTCGATACTGGCCGGCACGTCTCGTCTCTTCGATGACGACGTCGTCACTAATTTTCTGTTCTGTCTTCAATCCATACCTCGCTTAATTCGGCGCTGGAGTAATGGAGTAAAAAAACACGGTCCTATATAACCCCTGAATTAGTAGGCCCTGCTAAATAGGGGGTTCTATGAGTCTTTTTACTCCATTACTCCAGTCGCCTTGTAAGTTGTTGAAATCATTACACACCGCCTGGAGTAAACTTTTGAGCGACAATGTGCATATTTGCGGGCTCGTCCGAGTTCTTCCGCATTTCGTCGATAATTTGCTCCCGACTAATTTCAGAAGTTTTGGAAATCCATGCACCTTTACTCCGCACGGCTCGGATTTCTTCCCTGACAGTGTCGATCGTTATCCGTAATCCGTTTCTGTTTTCCGGGTTGAGTGACGCCATCTGGCGCCAGATTCGTCGCACAGTGTTCTGTGGCGAGCCTTCAATCTGATCGTAGCCCATTGCTCTCGCGGTCCGTTTCACGTGCGTCGTGATCTGTTTCCGTGTCGCCAGATCCCCTTCCAGGTTCTCGATAAGATGCTCATGGATTTCATCGGCCGGTGATTTGCTGGCCTCGATCATCTGGATCTTGGCAGCCGTCATTGGTGGCTTGGCTGCATTGAAACGCGAGACGTCGCGTCGCATCAGCCACCAGTACAGCCGTCGTGCCTCGTGATCCGTGTCCAGTGATCGGTGTAGTGTCTCGTAATACTCGTCGTCGCGTTTCGTGGTCGGGTTCGACAGTACCGCTATCCGTCTGTCGTCGTCGGGGATCATCATCGCATCCGAGTGATTGGTGAATATGAGGCAGTTGAACCACATAGTGTCGTCTTTGGTCTTGCCGTATTTGGCATTCGATCGAAACTTGACCGGGCTCGTATCGACCCGCGTCTTGAAGGTCTCATATGCTGACCAGAAGTCCTCGCGGCTGACGTCCTTGGCTTCATCGACAATTAAAAACTGACAGCCCGCGGCCCAGTCGTTGTAGTTTTTATCCGCGGACGTGCCCTTCCCGATGAGCTGCGACAGCGTCGCCTTTGCGACATGACCCTCAAGGGCTTTTTCTATGATGTTACCGACCCAGCTCCGACCTATTCCAAATGCATCCTCGGCTACCAGGACGACCGCATAGCTTCGCTTATCAGGGTTCTGAAACTTGAACGCCAGCCAATCGAGGAAGCACTGCCGCTCGTCGGGATCCGGTACGAGAAACTCTATGTGTTCGAGAAACGTGTCAGGCGTCTCGTCTGTCTCTGGGTGCCGCGGTTCGATATAACTGTTGACCACCTGTTGACCGTGAACCGTGGCCAGCGGCTCGCCCCCCGGAACATATAAAGAGGTGTGCGCGATGACCGTGTCCCGTGCATCGAGAAACGCGTTCTTGATCAGTACCGGCCGCTCGTTTCCTGGCACCATGATCCTGTGGTAGTGCATGTTCGACCAGGCTTCGAGGTCGTATATCCAGACACCGCCGAGCGGTCTCTGAATCATGTCGGCGACCTTCTTTTCATCGCCGATATAAATGTATCGTGATTGGATCCACGGCAGCGGATCGTGACCCTGGACGATCGGGGCCCCTTGCTCGACAGCCCAGTCTCGGAAGTCACTGAAACTGCGATTGCGATCGTGTTCGTGCAGACATTTAAAGGCGCGGCGTTCTTCCCAACCGTCGGCGCCGCGGCCGAGGGGTGAGTACCCCGCGGTATCGCCGCCCGTTGTGTGACCATGGGCCCAGGGGCATTTGACCTCCACCCACTGCGTGCCGTTGTCGCGGACGACGTGGCCTTTATCGTTCAACCAATCGAGCAACGGATCCTCGATCGGATTATCGAGAACCGCGCCGATGCTGCTTATTTCTGTTGCCGGGCGGACATTCAAGTTGGGGAGATCGACACCGAGTTGCGTTGCCAAGTCATCGAGCCCCCATGACCGTTCCGGGTGCCAGTCAGTAATCGTCGATATAAAATTATTCTTGCCCGGCTTGATGTTCACCGAGCCTGGCACCCGCATCAGTCTATTGTATCCGGCAGCCCCGGCATCCGCAAAACCGAGCGCGGCAACGGCATCGACAATTGCTTCATAGCGCTCGAGCTGGTCCGTCGGATCGATAAGATAGCCCCACTGGAAATTGCCGGCACTGCTCTCGATCTTATAGGTCGGCTCGATCGGCGGTGTGTTCGCCTTGGTCCCGACATCATCCAGGACAAGCACGTAAGCCATCAGGCAATCTTGTTTGCGCCGGCGCCAGAAATCTTCGACCGGCGCTGAAACCGTGCTTACATTATAATAGATGGCAGGCCGGGCGGATCGATTGGCCCAGGCGCGAACCGTGGAGCTGTCATGCGGTGCGTGTTTGAAAGACCCGCCACCGTCGTTCGAGATCATGCGCCCGATTAAAACGTGTTCATCAGTATCGCGACCATCGAATATTGTCTCCAGGAAGTCCTGCAAATCGATCATTTTCTGTATCTCTCTCCCGTCCATATCTCACAATTCAAAGGCAGCCCATCTGCCCATGCCGGTGGCGTCATCATTGCCCGCCGCAATTGATCGGTCGCCTCGTCGACCTCGTTGTCTTCAACCTCGAGCAACAATTCGTCATGAACGTGTCCGACGACCGGCCAGTCTAGTTCCGTCAGATCGACGAGCGCTTCCCGCAAAATGTCAGCGGCACAGGCCTGCGTTGCATTCTCCGCGATTAAGCCGCCATACAATCTCACCCGCGGCCATTCGCGCTCGCCCTCCTTTGGGCGCCAGTTTGCCTTAACCGCTGAGAGCTCGATCTCACCCCCGCTCGGTGTCTCGACCTCCGTGAGCCGTGCCTGGGGGTAGCAAATGATACGCCCGCTCGGCAGCACCATGGTGAGCAACCCATACTCCCCACAATAAAAGTCGAGGCGGCCGACGGTATGGATCGTGCCCTTGTTAGCTACGGCATCGATCGCGGCATTGTTGAGATCAGTCCAGAACCTGGTCGCCCACGGATTGGCGCGTCGCCATTTACGGATCGTCTCGTTAACCAGCTCGTCGCTCATGGTGACGCCATACGCTCGCGCCATGGAATTAAAGGCACCCGAGCCCCCGGCATAGCCGCACGCCAGGACGACAACCTTACCGATTGCGCGCTCTGTCTTATTAATATCTCTGGCGGCCTTGCTATAAATATCAGCGGCAGCCTTCATATAATTGTCCGGCAGTGACGGATCCTGATCCATATCCCGGAACACCCTGAGCACTGGCATCGCGTCGTCATCTTTTGTGAGCCAGGGTAACACCCGGCTCTCGATGCCGGACCAGTCCCCGCACACAAACTGATGCCCGTCCTCTGCGATGATCGAGCCCCGTAACATGGAAGCAAGGACCGTCATCGCGTCATCGATCGGCTCGCCCTTCATAATCTTTGCGCGCGTTCGCTCGAACTCGGCGGCCGTGGACCGTGGAAAGTTATGCACCTGGAGGCCGGCCGAACTGAAGCGCCCTGTTTGCCCAGCGCCACTGAATATATAAGCACCGCGGACACGACCGTCGTCGTCGGCCCGGTTGGCCATGGCTTCGAACTTGGAGACGCTCGAGCGCCCGGCGGCATCGAGCAGCTCGATGACCTCTCGCACGTTGGGGCCCAGGCACCCTGGTTCTTGACGCTCGAGGTCGAGCAGTTTGGTGCGTGCGTTCGCGTCCAGGGTCGTCTTTGTTCTCGTCTCGCCGGTGCGCCGATCCGTGACCTCGCGCGTGATAGCCTCGCGCACAGCTTTGTCTTTGACAGCGACCGGCTCGATAAATTGCTTGAGCCTGGCGAACTGCCGCGGGCGGGTGATGACGCCTTTGGTGAGCCGTGTCAGCGCCTCGGAAATCTCGCGCAGCTCCTGGTCTGCGTAGCCGGCCGCTGCCTTTGCGAACGCGACGTCCACCTTCAACCCTGCGTCGTTTACTTTTTCATTTGCAATCCAGACACGCTGCTCGTTTTCATCGAGCGCGACAGAGGCGTTCTCGGACATCCGCTCGGTGATGACGTCCGTCATATTATAATCGTAAAAACGCTCGAGCAGCTCCGGGTCATCTTCGAACGGCGGAATGCATATCTTCTTGATCAGATCCTTGCCTGCCTGATCCTTTTGTATCGGCAACGCCAGGCATCGACCCAGATCATCTAATCCACCCGGCAGCGCTCGCGCGCGCGCCTGGGCAGCGGTGCAATACCACTGGTCGATGTCGGTGGGTATGCCGAGAACGTGCTCGGTAATGAGTCTTTCAAATTGTGCGTTATGCGCGTGCAGGCTCCTGGGGATACCCGCGCGCATGAAATCTTTAACCTCGGCCGGGAACGGCTCCTCCGCCGGCACCCAGAGCTGGACGTCGCCCTCGTCCCATCCCCACGCCATGCTGACGACCTGGGTGCGCGCGTCTTTTGCGTAGCGATAGGCCCCTTCAGCAAAGAGGTTTACATGCGCGCGTGTCTCATAATCTAAGTGAAGTATGTCGTGATTCATGTTAACCCGAAAAAGCGAAGGGTGATCGAGCTGTAACTCGACCACCCGTTGCCTTTCGTCTTACGCCGCGCTTCTGGTGCGACGACGGGCTCGCTGTATTACCGGAGCGTCTGCGGCTTGCTCTTGGCTGGGCACCGCGGGCGCTTCTTTTTTCAGGTCTGGAAACGGGATCTCGGCGTCGGCTGCGAGCCGCTCACCGGTTTCCGGATGCATCCAGTCGACGACCGTGAACACTGGCTCGAAAATGGTCTTATTCCAGGAGGTGTTGGTGTAGCTGGACACGACCAGGCGAACGATTGGCGCCGAATAATCGACGTTCGGGCGATTTGCCAAGGCCTTACAGAGATTGTCCCAGGCTTTATGGGCGCCCTTTGAGGAGTTCGACAGCTTGATACGCTCGTCGATATCATCATTGCCCTCGATGCAGGTCAGCTCGAACTGGACATTTTTCTCCCAGCCGTTGCCGTCCGTCGGCATCGGTGGGCAATTGCCAAGCGCCCCCATAACCTCACCGACCTTCTTGCGGTTCTCCCAAGCGACCCAACCGATCTCGAGGCTCATCGGATTTATGGCCCAAAGAGAATCGGCTTCAGGCGTCACGTTATCCTGACCATAGACGAACTCGCCTTCCTCCTGATGGATGCGGAGCAGTTTTGCACCGCCACCGCCCGCCATGACAGGCGCCTGCGTGCGCTGGGCTTTAAGCGCCTCATCCAGGGCGGCCGGAGATATGACAGCACTCTCGTGCCAGGTTTGTAATGCGTTAGCTATATCACTCATTTTTGCGTGTCCTTTATTAACGTGTTGGTAGGTTCAGGTCTTTAGGCGTCGCGTTTGCCACGCCCTGCTCAAAAACTGCCGGACGCTTGTCGTCGACAGAGGCGATCGTGAGCCCGGCACTCCGGGCCTCGATCAATTCGGCTAGATCCTCGGGGTCACCCCCCGCGGATTTCACCTTCTTCACAGCTTGCGCTGGGGAGATAATTTTACGTTTCTCAAACGCATCGTTGATGCCGGCTGTAAGCAGCGCTTCGACAGCCCGTTCTTCATCAGTCCAGTACCGTCGACGCTGACGCTGCACGAGCTTATAGCCTTCGATCGGCTTGCCCTGTTCGAGCGCCGAGTATGCCGCGGCACGCACAGACTTGGCCCAGTCCTCGACCTGCTCGGCTTGCTGTAGCATCTCGCCGAACTGAATTGGATCGATCGCCGTGGACCGTGGATCGCGATCGAGTGCGTGCTCGACCTGTTTGCGTTTTGCGGGGCACGTTGGCGCTGCGTTACACCATCTGCACCATTTACCTGGGACCGGATCGCCGACGTCGTCCGCCAGGATCTTGCCGACGGCGCGCTTCATGCCGGAGACATATTCGTCGAGCGCTTCGCGCGTAATCGTGCCATGGCTAAGAGGATCGTTCTTTGATGGCTGAATGATGGCCAGGACGATTTCCTTATCGCCTTCGAAGAATTCTGGCACCGTCTCCAGTGCCGCGCCCGCGTAGAACTTGAGCTGCGTGTTACCGGCACCGCCGTTGACCATCACCCCGCGGCCGAACTTCCAGTCGACCAGGAGCAGGTGCTTGTCGGTTGATATCAAAAGGTCGCACGTACCAAACCCGTCGAACTCTTTATAAGCGACGCGCGCCTCGGTGATGAGGTCGTACTCCTCAATGCCATATGCATCGAGCAACGCGTCGAGCGCATCGAGCGCTGGCTGAACAAGCTCCTGGGCCAGGCCGGCCGTCATCTTGGCACCCGCCTCCGTGTAACCGGTCAGCTTCACTGGATCGATATTCTCGTTGACGCAGCGCTCGACGACCGAGTGCAGCATCGTGCCCTCGTTCGCGTATTTAGAGCTCGGCGGCGTCGGCGCTGCCAGCTCGAGCTTGTGGCTGGCCAGGCAATTCTCTCGGCGCTCGGCAATCGATCCGCCTATAAGGGATGAGTGTTCAGCCGGCATCGGACTTTACCTCGTCAGGCGATACCGTTGACAGCAGCGACAGGAACTCTCCCTCCATATCGTCCATGTCGTCGCGCTGCTCTTTTATGCAGCGCACCAGGGCGCGCACGAGATCGTGCGACGGGTTTACTTCGAGCTCGATAGCATCGAGGTCGTTCGTGTCGAGGCGATCTATCTGATATCTAGGCAGCATGATGCGTGACTCCTTCTCCGTATATCGTGGCCAATTGACGTGATTTTCTCATGAGG